AGAAGCAAAAACCGAAAAAACAAAAACCGCAACAACCGAGTTAATCCCAAAAGGAATCCTCTCGACCGCAGTTCCGGCTCCCACCTATTAGGCGAAAAGTCAGACAAGTCTTCGTTAATTCTGAAGTTTTATACTTCTCAATACACGAACTTCGTGCACTCAGTATCCGAACGGCCCTCCCGGTTATTCAGGTTCAGGAACTCAATAAAGAGTCTAAAATTCCCTTCATAACCAAGAAGGTGTCTTCTACTCCCGGTAGTCTGGTTACCTACCTCACCTCAAAAAAGAAGTGCCTCCCTATCAACGATAGGGGTCCGTTTTAAGTCTGGTCTCGACTTTAGGAAAGTTCGTCTTTTCTATTGTAAGGCCTGACGAAGGCCGGATGGTTACCTCGCACTTCGAGGTTCCCCGCTATCTCTCAACGTATCGACCATCTCCTGCTGAGTTCAGAACCCAGTTCCACCAAGAGACTTGGATCGCGTTGAAATCCCATTACCCCACTCTGTATAGCCAGGAGAATACCCAGCTAACGGGAATGGAGTCCCCCTGCCACTTCCTTCGACATACACTTGGTTCAACGAGAGTCTCTTCGGAGCTCAAAGCCCTCTGCATGGTGCTACGGCCTCCATGAGTGGAACTAAGAACGGAAGGGACGACGCTGCAGACCTTAATGACACTATAAGCAGTGACCCAGGTACAGGAGCGGTCAAGTGTTATTATCGGAACCCCGAGAGGGGGGAAGAGCCCTGGAGAGGGTGGGACCACGCTGGTGGTGGAAATCTATGGTACGCCATAGTTGAGAGAAAACTCACCGTAAGGAAAAATCGAGGGAGGCAGCCCTCGCCTGTGGTTACTCGACCAGGTAAAAATACCCAGAGCTCCGTCCCGCAGAAGGTCGAGTTCGACATCCAGCACCCGCGATGTAAAAAGGGTACCTATTAATAATTAAAAATGGCTAAAAACAAGGATAAAAAGAGACCACTCGTGACGTCGGAGCAACGGAGAAAACTTCGGTTCCTCTCCTGCGCTTTCGAAGTTGCGGGTGCACAGCACCCGGCTAGCATCGTGCGCCGGTTCGGTTTTAAGTTTTCCGCGCTCAAAAAAACTTTCTTACAACCCATGGCTATTGCAGCCGTTCCCGCGGAGCTACGCAGTTGGCAGCTCCTAAAAAATTGGTTTAACGACACCGGATCAGTCGTTGGTGCGGAAGCGACACAAGAAGAGGTGTCAGAAAGGGGCGACGTTGAAATTAAACTCAGTGAATCCGAGGAACGGATACTGAGTCACGGAGTAGGCTTCGATCCTCCAAAAGCCTTAAAAAAAATAAAAAAAATTGCTAGGGAACAAAAGAGTTTCCGTATTAAGTTCTGGGCGGCCCTCAATCGCGCTATGAGCGCGTATTTCAAGATAGAGGTTACCTGTCCCACTGGGTGGCTACGTTTCGATTGCGAGCCTGTCAAGGTCGCAAAATTTGTCTTTAACGTAGGACTCAGCCTAGCTCTAAAAAATCCCCTCCCCCCGAACCCGTGGTCTGTCAGCGATGAGGAGTCTCTCTCTCTTTTACGAGACTACCTCCCCGAGATCGCCATAGACTCCCTCAAAGACCTGGAGTTCGCAGTTGTGATGTCACAGATGAAGCGTTGCATGCCGCTTCTCCCCGCAGCTGACGTGTCAGCGGCAAAGGAGAAGCACAAGCGGTGCGTTCAAAAGACACCCTGCGATCCCCCTTCTGAACACCTAATGTGGATCAGAAGGATTTCCAAATGGGTCTTCCGCCCTCTCAAAGGGCGGGAATGGACTGTCAAGGATACGCTCTTCTCGGAGAGCGCAACTTTTGACAATAAAAGGGAACACGGGGGAGGAAAAGGTGAGATCCGCTGCAGTGGTTGCACAGAGTGCGAATCCCAAGGAAAGTATCACGACAAAGGAAAAGCTTGGGAGTCCTTCATGGAAGATGATCTGTGCCACGCCCGCGTGTGCGCAGTGAATTCTAACATGAAGGCAAGGATTGTGACGGCGCACCCGGCGCCTCTCAATTTTTTTCGTCCTCTACAACAACTTCTGTGGTCAAGGCTAAAACAAGTGCCTGTCTTCAGGTATACGGGTGCTATGCCAGATATGGCAAGCATGCAGCCGTTTATCCCAGAGGAAGGCTACGTCTTCAATTCTGCCGATTACTCGCAAGCGACTGATGGTATCAACCCACAGTCAACAATTGCGGCGCTCTCGGAAGTTTTCAAGATCGTAGACCGTCCCAGGGACCTGGACGAGTACGAGTGGGATTGCTATCAATCCCAAGCCAAGACCACGATCACTGCTTCGACTCTCCACTATTCCCTCTTTGACCAAGTGAAACAAAATTACGGTCAAATGATGGGACATCTTCTGAGTTTTCCTATTCTCTGCATCATCAATGCCTCGATCTGGGCGGAGACGATGTGGGAATCCTCAGAGTTACTTCTCCTCGAGTTAGCTAGCATCTTCAAAGGGCAGAAAGATTACCCTCTCCGTATTAATGGAGATGACCTACTTTGCAAGATGAGAGCAGAAGTAACGGGCAAGTTTGCCCAGATGGTTCGAAAAAACGGCTGGGAATTATCAGTAGGCAAGTCATACCTACATCCTAGCATTGGTTGTATCAACAGCCAATTTTTCGATTTTAGTGGGAGAGTGCAGATCGCCGACAAGTACAAGTTCGGCGGTCTCCAGAAGGAAGCTACACCCGATGCCTTTGCGAGTTGGGTGTATCAGTGGAAGAAGTCTGAGGAGGTGGAGGATTTTTTTATTTTTTTTAAACCTTTTATTCTTCGGGAATTCGGGCACCCTCGTGTCCTGAATCTCCTGCGTTATTTTCCCGGTGAGCTCCAGGCTCGCGTTTACTCTCACTTTGGTCCTTTGACCTATCGTGACTTCCACCATTGGCAGAACTACATATATGAGCAAACGGCTCGGCTGAGAGAAGAGGATCTTCTCGAGGAGATTTTTCTCCGAGAGAATGAAATCTTCCTAGGGAAAACTGAACAGGGTTGGGTGGAAGAAAAGGCGATTCGACAAAAGGAAGAGGAGGACTGGGAGAGAGAGCGTGAGCGGCTTTATCAGCTCGCAGCTAAGTTCGGGATTTTGACGTTTTTTTCGCGGGATCACAGATACAACACACCCCTTCCGGGGTGGGTGGAGCATTGTGATTCCATGCTAACTGCTGACCGGGAATTCTGGTCTTTCGTGTCAAAATGGAGGGAAACTCGACTGGCGGTTGAGGAGTACCAAAAAGAAAAAAAGGGTTCTCGCTTCCTTAAGTGGAGGTGGACCGAAAAAAGACGAAAGATCAGGGGGTTCCAGGAGTGGAAGCTTGGCATGGAGGAACGGACGCCAAGGGTTTGGAACAAATCCGAAAAGGGTCGTTTCGTGGTCCGGGACTCTCGAGAGTTTTTCTACCCCCATTGGGGTAGAGAGCTCGAGAGAAGAGGTTTTTCACTTGAGGAATTGAGACAGGGATATAACTCGACCGGCAGTTTTGTCTGGTCCGACGATGGCAGAGTCTGCCACGTGGTTACTCGGTCTCAGTCCGAAGGGTGGATACTGGGAGGGGCGTTGGACGAGCAGGTCTCAAGGCCTGGGGAGTCCTCCCTAATCAGTAGTGAAATAAGGCTCCTACTCACTGTTCATGAGTAGACCGACAAGTAATCGGAGCTTTAGGACGCAAGCCAAAGGGAAAA